TCATCGCGCAAGCGCGATGTTTGGGTCAAACGGTATGCCTGATTTGAGCACTCCGTAGACCAGATGTAACAGCTTGCGCATTGCTGCACAGATGATCTGTTTAGGGGCCTTTCCTTTGGCTTTCAGGCGCTCGCTCAGTGCCCTGACCGCCGGGTTCCATCTCATCGCCACCATCGCAGGCATGTACATTCCGGTCCGTAGGCTGGCCGAGCCGGTCTTGGATATCGGCGTCGGACCAACGTAGTTACCTGATTGGTCTATCAATGGATTCAGGCCTGCAAATGCCACAACAGCGCGAGGGCCACTGTAGTCCAGAGGGTCGCCCAGTTCGGCGAGGATCAAGGCGGCGCTCGTTTCACCCAACCCGTCGATGGACACGATCAAATCACGCTTCTGACGTAGGTCAGGATCGTCATCAATGTTGTCTTTGATGGCCTTCTGAGTCGCGGCAATCTCACTTTTCACGTGATTGATCACGGACAGGATCGAGGCTTGGACGTTGGCTTGGGCGACGTCCAGGCGGTTGGTCTCCATTTGCAGGATTTCCTGGAGATCCTCCAGTCGCCGGACTAAAGCCCTTAAACGACGGCGAGCAGGCAGTTCTGGTACCCAGGCTCTGAGTTTGTGCTGCTTCTGCTGGGCATAGGCGGCGATCAGTTTGGCATCGGCTTTGTCGGTTTTGACCCGACGCAAATCCTCCTTGCCGAACGCATGAATGACGGCAGGGTTAACGATGCAAACTCGATAACCTTTTGCATGCAGGAAGTCTGCGAGAGCCTCGTGATAGGTGCCGGTAGCCTCCATGACGACCCAGGCTTGCGGATCGGCATGTTTCTCCAGCCAGGCCTCGACCTCGCTGAAGCCTGAAGCGTTATTGGGCAGCTTGGCCTTCGTACGGAACTTGCCGTTGTCCAACGGCGTAGCGATGTCGAAGGTGTTTTTGGCTGTGTCGATACCCACGAAAGCGGACATGGTCTTCTCCCTGAAATCCGAAAAGATCACCACTGCACTCGGTTCTGCCTTGCCAATACGTGCTCACGCCGAAGCGGGCCACTAGATACCGTTCGAACTTGCTGAGTGAGTGTGGAAGGCCGGAGCACGTATCTATAATGCGGGCTCGAGGCCCTAGGAGCTGGACGGCTTCTCGGTCTTCCCTCGATGATCAGTCGAGAACTATCGCCTCTGACGAGGCGTTAGTCGAGATACAAGGAGCTGGCTTGCCAGCGATAACGATGGTGAATTCACCGCCGTCATCGCCAGCAAGCCGGCTCCTACAGGTTCCGCACACCCGGGGCCGATTGTGCAAAATGAACACCCTACACGAGCGGATCGCGCTTTCAAGACACGATATTGCATCCGGATGTCAGTGAGAGACCGCCCCGGCATACGCCTGACAAGCTTTCAAGGCGATCAGGGCGCGGTCGCCGTCGTCGGTGATGGCGATAATTCGTTGAGCATGCGCCGGGTCAAGTCGGGCTCTTGTGGCTGCATGAACCACACCGCTGGCGGCGGCGGTGGCTGGCACGTTGCAACCACTGGCGGGATCGTTGCCGTCGAGGAGGACTGACAGCCGCAGATCAGCAGTGGCAAGGCGATCGCGCAGGCGAGCCTGATCCTGTTGGACATCGTTCAGCTCCTTTGAATGGGTTTGGTCGCTGCTCTGGAGCCGTTGCTCCAGGGCCAGGCGTTGGTCCTGCTCGGCCCGCTGTTGCGCGGCCGCGGCGAGGGAAAGTTGGTTGAGCGTGTCGGCCTGCAACCGGGCTTGATGCTCCAGCTGCAGACCGTAACGCCAGTCCTGGATATGCCAGGCGATCGTCGCCGCACCACCGGCCAACAAGGCCAGCAGTGCGACGACAACACCCAGGCGCCAAGGCGCCGGGATCAGGTCGAGGAGGCGCATAGCACCGCCCTCGCCCGTGCCCAGAGTTGCAGTCGATCCTCGAGGCCGTTCAGGCCGCCGTTGATCTTGCGGGTGATGCTGTTGAACTGGTCGGCATCGGCCAGTTCGTTCAACCCTTGCTGCTCCCAGAACCAGGCTGCCGACTCGGCAGCCCATTGCGGTTGTTCCAGCAGCTCCGGTTGCTGCAACAAGCGTTCGTCGCCAAACAGCCCGAGGCTGCATTGGAGATAGTTGTCGCGACCGGTGATCTGGATCAGCCCGCGACCGCGATAGTTCCAGCCGTCGCCAGACGATTCATCGCCGTTCCCCATACGCGATGCGTAGACGATGTTCGCGATCTGCTCCGGCTGCCGGGCGACCTGCGCGGCCAGGTCCGGAGTAAACCGGCTGGGCCAGGTGGCGACCAGGGCCTGCGCGCCATAGTTCAGGTTCTCGACCACCGACTGCAGTTGGCCTGACTCGTGACCGGCTTGCGCCAGGAACGCAGCAACGCGCTGTGCGGTGACGATCTGGTAATCATTCATCGCTGTGTTGAGCGCAGGAACAAAAACGCCCGCTTGGGCGCGGGCGTTGGGCATGATCGTCAAGAGCTGAGAAAGTGTTATTGCCATGGATACCACCCTTTTACACGAACCGACTCGATTGAGGCTGGAGCTCTCTGCACGCTACACGCCATACTTAGAAACCCAGACAGGTGCCAAAGGCCGATTATCCCTCACCGGAAAACCGGTAGATTGCGGCCAGTTCCTCAGGGCCTGGAGGTAAGTCAAAAGCTCGGTAAACTCCGAATCGAAAAGTGTAGTTTTTCCTTTCAAGAGTATTTCGTCCTGATGACGCTCTCCCAACCACTTGACCCTGAGAATCTCAGCATCCCGCCAAGCTCTTTCTGTCGACTCAAGAGACATGGTATCAGCCGGCATTGGAGTGCCGCCGGAAAGTAGCCACGCCTCATAGTCATCCCAAAACCTATGCCCCCGAGGAACAATAGCGCCGTCATCAACACGAATGACAACCTCTGCATTATTCGTCAACTTATACATCATAGCTCCTCCTTATAGCTCCGCATCGGCCGATGCATGAATATAATATGCCTGAGACCGGACCCCGACATCATTATTATATATAACGCAACCACCCGTACCGATGTAGTTTACACCGGCATTAGCTGTTGAAGTGGCATTGTCCCCACTACGCCACTGCCCGACAGGGCCATTTCCATAAGGGGTATAAAGTTTAACGCTTGGGTTTATACGCTTTTCAACCTTAAACCGCCAGTTTACCGAAGGTTGGGAAAACGGCCCCGTTTGACCGCCATACACCAAACTCGAAAGCATCCCATTGGCACCCGCCCCATCGGCAGGCGCCACGGAAACGTCCAATGTTTTCTCAAAATAACGCTGACAGTCCTCAAGTTCCCTGACAACAGATTTATATTCATACTCTGTCGCTACCGAGCCGATTTCAAGCTGTACCGCCGCCAACTCGATCGTATGAGTCATCGCAGCGCTACTGATCAAAATAAATTCCAGACAGTCGTTCCCGGCCGTCCCTTTGGTTTTCCCAAGAATAGACGGCAAGGTCAAAGTCACGGAGATTTTTTGATAAGTACTTCCAACATTAATATTTGTCTGCGTATCAACATCCGCGCTCCCTCCAGTGCTAGCCCCGAAGTTCTGGCGCAATGCAACTGTCAACGTTTGCGGAACGGAGGATTTAACATAAAAAGATGCGGTAACCGTCTTACCGGCTCCGGTTTCGACATTCTCAATTCGCTGACGTATATTCGCACCCGCTACAGCGCCGGTGTGGGTAACACTGAGGGCCATCCTGGACTCATTAGGGCTGGCGCCCGGTGCAAAGGTTACCTTTGACCACTGCGACGATATACCTTGCGGTACAAAAACTTGCCAGCGATCCGGTCCGAATCCACTAGCGACACTGCTGGTGCCCGATACAAGGCCCGATTCACCACGCTGCCAGATATCAAAACTCCCGTTAATAATCCTGTTTTTCCGATAAACCTGTACAGGAAACGGTTGGATATCTTGAAAGGGAACGATCAACGAGCCATTGACGACACGTCCATATTGATCAACGTTGACCGAGTTATAGGTATTCGCCACCGCTCCTACAACCCTCGAAATGGAGATGATCGCCTGCTTGAGTTGATCACTCCGGCTTTCATCAGGAACGATATTGGCGGCCTTGATGACATTCAAAACCTCATCGGTAACCGAATTGCCCCACTCAGCCGGAATCAACGACCCCGGTGTTCCATTCACCGGGTTCTCATCGACAAACTGTCCGTTCACCAGCCCAACGCTGGGCACACTCTTTGGATAATCCACGTTTCTATCCTCTAGTCATAATTGATGTGCACGAGCGTGTGGGCCGGTGCACTGCGATGTATCAGGCATTCCAAGGCACTGCCGGGGTTGGCGCCGAAACGCTCTCCCCAATAGCTCGCGCCGAAACGCCGGCCCATGAGCAGTCGGCCACCGGTGTTGAGCGTCCACATGAACTGCGCCTGCCAAGTACCGAAACGCGCCTTGCCGAACCGTGCCCAGCCCATACGCGGGGCCTGCAGTTCTGTCACGCTGGCATTTGGATAACCTTGGCTGCGAGCGATATCAAGGAAGTAGCCGATACTCTGGTCGCCCACCGCCAGCAACCGCCGACGCACCGCCAAGCGGCGATCGTCGAACAATGGACTGGGGCCCAGGCACGGGTCGGGCAGGTTCATCACCCGCTCCCAGTCCGGCACCAGCTCACTGACCGTTACCGGGTCCACTTCGTTGATCAGATCCACCGCCCGGGCATCGATCCGTGCCAGTTCCTGGGCGATCCCCAACAGCACCTGCTGGATTTCCGGCACCTGCTCCGGGTCCCAGGCCGGGCCCGCCGGCATCAGGCTGCGCAACTGCTCCTGGTATTGCGCGGCGGTTCTTACTCCAGCCATACGCAACCTCCGAAGGTCAGCAACTGATTGGTGGCTGCCGGCACATCGGCGGATGGCGAGACCAGCAGATGATCCTGCTCACCGCTGGCACTGCTGATGGACTCGGCGATATGGGTCAGCAACAGCGTTTCACCCAGGCCGCCCTCGCGATCATGCAGGTCCCGCAACTCGGCCTCCACGGCTGCTCGGGTGGCAGTGGTGTCCGGGATCAGGCGCAAGGTGTAGGTCACCGGGACCAACACCGGCGCCAGTACATGCAACTCGGCGGTCACCGGGCGTAACGGGTCGATATAGGCCTGGACCAACGCCAGTTGCCCGGCATCGGGCAGCGGCACCGGATCGTCGTCGCGCATCACGAACAAGCCGACGGTACCCGGGCCCAGGTAACTGCCACGACACCAGGCCCGGGTAATCCCCGAACACTCCAGTGCCCAGGTTTCGTAGTCGGCTGCCGAACCGCCATTCGGAATAATGCGATAGGAACGAATCACCCGAGCCCGCAGCGATTCGACGCTTTCTGCCGCGACGCCACCGCTCAAGCCTGGATCCAGCACCGTGAAGGTATTGCCGATCCCCTGCACCGGCTGTACCGGAAACAGGGTCAAACCGGCATCGGCGTTGCCCAGGCTGCCGGCATCCAGCGCCTGGATCTGCGCAGTATTCGTCCCGCTGTTGGTAGCACCACCAAGCGTCACGGTGTAGCTGCGCCCGTCACTGGTCTGCAGCAGGGTACCGGCATCGAGCAGCGCCCCCGCCGCAGCGGTATAACTGACGCTGCCGCTAGCCGCCTGCGCCGCCTTGCGGGGTTGATGCAGGCGCAACGCGGCAATGCGCTCCAGGGTGGTTTCATCGGCGGTGTCGGGGAGGATCTGCTCGGCGATCCAGTCGAGGTAACCGTAGAGGCCGAAGGCCGTACCGCCCAGGGTGCGGGCCAGGACCTGTGCATCGGACTGGCGCAGCGCATCGCCGGCCAGGTCGCCTTGGGTGCGATTGATCAGCACCGGCAGCGAAGGAGTTTCAAACGGCATAAGTCACCTGCCAACTGTGGTTCGGGTTGATATCCAGGCGCTCGCCACTGGCCAGGGTCAGAACCGTGCGCAGGTTCAGTCGCTGGGCGTCGAGCCGTTCGGTTTGAATCTCGATGGCGCTGCAATGGCCGTCGTCGAGCAGCCATTGCAAGGCTTCGCGGGCATAGAACTCGGCGTCGAGCTGGGTCTGCGCGGTGAGCTTGACCCGCCGCAACAGCCACAACCGCGAGCCGATACGGTCGTCGGTCACCGAGGGAAAACTATCGCCCCACCAGCCAAAACGCTCATCGTCATCGAGGCGGTCATCGGCGTTGGCGCGACGCCAGGTAAACAGGCTGATCAGAACCGAGCGAGTCAGCGCCGTCTTGAGGTCGTTGGACACGAACATCAGGCACCTCCCGTCGGCGCGCCGGTCTGGCCGTTGCCCGGCTGGATGCCGCCGTGTACATGCTTCATCTGGCTGATGCCGCCAGCTATCTGGTCGCCCTGGGAGACGATCTTGCCGGTCTGGGTCAGGGTCGGGCTGTCGATGTTCACCGCGCTGCTGGCGCGGATGTTCAGGGTGCCGGTTTCGATATCGATGATCCGGCCACGCTTGAAGTGGATCTTGTCGCCTTCGTCGGTGTAGAGGGCGATTTCGCCGGGGGCGAGGTTCTGCAAGCGGTAGCGACGGTCGGCGACCACCAGGACGATAGCGTGGGAACGGTCGCCGCCGAGAAAAGTGGCGATGCCTTCGGCGCCGGCCAACGGGTTGCTGGTGAAGCCGTAGGGCTCGAAGTGCTCCATGTCGTCGTTCACTTCTCCGGCGGTCAGGCGCATTTGCAGCGATTGCAGTTTGTTGGCCGAGTTGGCGAGCACGACAGTGCCGCGCGCCAGCAGGCGTGTCAGTAGGCTCATGGGGATTCCTTGGGCAAGCGGGGGTGATTACTTCGTAGCCTTTGCAGGCGCTGGGGTCGCATCGAAGACTGTCGGTGGCGCCACTTCCAGGGTGGTGATCGAACCCTTGTCGGATAACGACCAGGTCACCTTGGAGATGAGCATGTCCTGGTCCACGTCCAGCACCGGATCCTTCACCCGCACGGTCAGGTTGTGTCGCCACAGGTCACCGTTGGACTGTCGCCAGCCCTGCACGGTGTAGGTGGTCGTCAGGGCCCTGGCGCTGCGCGTCGCCCGCTCCCAGTCAGCCCGTTGCTGGGCCAGCTCCGGAGTGATCTGCGCGCTCAGGCTGATCACCGTGACGCGCTTGCGATCCGGATTGGTCTCGCTGGATACCCCGGACACTTCGCTCACAGCGCTGCCACTTTTCTGGTCGCTACCCTTGTGCTGGCCAATCACCCGGTACTCGGAGAACACCTTGCTGTAGTCCCTCGCCGTATTGGCCGAAAGAATGTTCTTGCCCAGTTCCAGCACATCAGTGGCCCGCCCTGCGCTTCCGGGCTTGGCGAGTACCAGGTTGCCGGCCGCATCATCGGTGGAGAACACCCGATACAACGTCAGCAACCGATCGATGGACTTGAACACCGTCTCACCCGGCACGATGCTGTGGGTTTGCAGTTTGGTGGTTTCCGGGATCTCGCTACGCACGTTGACCTGGTAGGGCTTGGCCAGCGCCTCGACGATCTTCAGCAGGCTCTGTTCTCGCCATTGGCCCGGCTGGTTGACGGCCGCACAATCCACCAGGTCCCGGGTCAGCGAACTGCCCTCGACGGTCAGGCTGATCTGATTGCCGTCATAGCTGATAGGCGCCTTGTACACGTAACCGGTCAGGACCTGGTCGCAGCCGATCAAGACCGAACAACGAGCGCCGGCCTTGATCGGCACGGCCAGGGTCTGCCCCGGCCATTTCCAGGTGATACCGAGCTTGAAGGTGCGGAACTGACGCTCGAGATCGGCACTGATCTCGATAGTCTTCCAGCCCTCATAACTCAGGCCGTCAACCAGCAGGACGACGGCATTGTCGATGTCATTCATGGCTTACTCCCGGGATATCTGCACCGGCGCCGGCGGTATGAAACCGGGGTGCGAAATCCGGTTGCGCTGCACCACTTCCCCTACCCGCGTGGCATCACCGAAGTTCTGGTAGGCCACGACCAGTGCCGGCAGGTTGCTCTTGGGAATCAGATCAATCAGCCGCACCCCGGTGGAGGCCACCGCGTTGAGATGCTGCGTTAGCGCCTGACGAACGGTACTGAGCGCCTGGTAATGCAGCGCATCAGCCTTGAGCGCCGCCTGCCAGATCACCTCGTTGAGGTTGTCACGCAGCGCCAGCACATCGTCGACCACCGGCACATCGGCCCGTTGCACCGGCTGCTGGGCTTGTTGGGCCAGTGACGGTGTGGTCGTCAGTTTCACCGCTGGCGTCGCCACCGGTATCATTGACACAAGCTGGGAGATCTGGACCAGCAAGGCATCCTGGATCAGGTTCACCGTGGCCTGTGAGGCCGCGGCGGAGTCCTTGCCAATGGTCAGTTTTGACGTGTCGAGGGACTTGGCGTCCTCGACCTGTTTCGAGAGGTCGGCCAGCATTCCGTGATAGCCCTGGACGGCAAAGTCTTTCAAGCCCCGAACTTCGCCCACAACGCTCTTGACTTCGCCCACCAATCCCTTGAACTCGCCCAGCACGCCTTTGACCGCGGCACTCACTTGCTTGGGGAACTCCTTGATCGTGCGAACCAGGGCGTAAACGTTCGCGTACGTCTCGATTAACGGCTGCAACTCCTGTTCGATCACGTGATACGCCAAGGTAATCCCCTTGCGCAGGTTTTCCAGGCCGATCCGCGCCTGGTTGATCTGCGACATCGCCCCATCGAAACGCGCCACCGAAGAATCGAGCAAGTTGTCCGACGCCACCTGCAATTGCTCCTGGGTGTTGACGACGGCCTTGGGGAACTGCAGCGGTTCGTCCGGGTAGAACTTCAAGTTGAAGGTCACCAGCCCGCCGTCCTTGCGGGTCTGGGTCATGTCGCAGGCACCGACCTTGACCTGCATCCGTCCTAGCCACGGGTGGACCAGTTCGCCACTGCCCTCCTCCAGCGCCTTGAGCAGTTCGTCACGCTGTTCAAGACAATCGGCGCCGACAATAAATGCCATCAGATCATGGATCTTCGCCTGCTGGCCGAGGCCTTCGAAGAACGGTTGGTCGCGCTGGGGGTATTCATGCAACTGGCCTTTCTGGCCGACCGGGGTTTTCGCCTGGTCGACCCAGAACGGCACGCCGCGAAACGACGCCGGCAACAAACGATCACGCCAGTTAGTCGCCATAAGCACCTCCGAGAGAAAGCGAGCGATAACCGACGCGAGGCGTCAGGTCCAGGCCCGGTTGGTTGGTTTGGGATTGCTCGACGCGCAGACCCGGCGGTGCATCCTTGAAGCTCACGACCAAGCCACCTTCGAGTTGCGTGCGGTTGTTGGCGGCGGTTTGCTGGACCAGGGCGTTGGCGTTGCTCGTCAGACCGGAGTCCGTACTGGTCGAGGAGTCCCCCCAGTTCCAGAAAGAAGAACCACCGCCATTGGCCGCCTTGGCATTCGTGGCCTCTTGTTGCTGCGCCAGTCCATCGACCTTGCCGGTGACCTGGGCGACAAAGTTACCGAAACCGCCACTGAACAATTCCTTGATCGGCGCGATAAGGGTTTGCAACTTGCTCCACCAGCCAGCGAACCAGGTGACAATCGGGTCCCAGTTCTTGATGATCATCCCCAGCGGCGACCAGTCGAACATCGTCTGGAAAAAGTCCATGACTGGTGTCGCCAGGCTTCGCAATACATCCCACAAGGCAGAAAAGACTTCGCTGATGGGCTGCCAGTTGGCAACGATCTGCTCGACCGGAGACCACTCGAACAACCTTTGGAAGAAGTCCTTGAGCAACTGTGCGGGGTCTTGCAGGGCTGCCCAGATCGTGTCGAAGTAAGCGCCGATAGCGCTCCAGTTATTGATGATCAGCCCCAGCGGCGACCAGTCGAACAGCACCTTGAAAAAGTCCACTACCGGTGCGGCCGTCGCTTTGAGCGTGTCCCAGAGCCCCTCGAAAAATGCGCTGATCGCTCCCCAGTTATTGATGATCAGCCCTAGCGGTGACCAATCGAAGACCGCCTTGAGAAAGTCCACTACCGGTGCGGTCGCCGCTTTGAGCGTGTCCCAGAGCCCCTCGAAAAATGCGCCGATCGTCCCCCAGTTATTGATGATCAGCCCCAGCGGCGACCAGTCGAACAGCGCCTTGAAAAAGTCCACTACCGG